AATATTCCTTTAATTGTTACAAACCACACCTACGATTCTATTGGTAGTATGTTTCCGAAGAAAGAAATTTCCGGTGGTGGTGGCATCAAGTATGCAGCTTCTGTGATTGCTACTTTAGCAAGAAGAAAATATAAAGATGGTACAGAAGTTCTAGGTAATATTATCAAGGCAAAATTGGTTAAGGGTCGTATGACCAAAGAAGAATCTATTATGGAATTTCTTCTTGATTATGAAAAAGGATTGGATAAATATTATGGATTGATTCCTCTTGCTGAGAAATATGGTATTTTTAAGAAAGTATCAACGAGATATGAAACACCTGTTGGTAAGGCATTTGAGAAAACTATTGTAAATGATCCTGAGAAGTATTTTACCAAAGATGTTATGAAACAATTAGAGGATGCAGCTCAATCAGAATTTCATTATGGGAGTAGTAAAGGTAAAACAAATGGAGAATGATGTGAAAAAAATAGAATTATTTGAATGTGCCTGTTATTTACCAAATCATATGTTTTATGTTTCCAAATATGATGATGAAGATGAATTTTATGTTCATGTTCAACTGAATAATTGGTTGCCGTGGTATAAACGAATTTATTATGCTGTGAAATATATTTTTGGTGGTGATTGTGGTTGGGATGAAACTATATTAGGAGAAGAAGGGACGAAACGATTGATAAAATTTCTAAGTGAGGAAAAGAAATGAATTGGAATTATAGAATATTAGAAATTATACATGATGAAGAAAATGCTTACGAAGTTGTGGAAGCATATTATGATGAAGATGGAGCTATAGATGGATACACTGATATTTCAGAAAGTCCGTTGAGACATATGGGAGATACTGTTGATGAATTGATTGAAGTTTATGAAATGATTTTGAAAGATTTAAAGAAAAGTAAAGATGATGTAATAAAATCAAATGATGAGAGGAGAAAGAAAGCACAGCATACTTGGTACGACCATAATTTAGAGTTGCGAGTCAGTGGCAATAGAAGGGAAAACACTCATGATTACAGCCAAACCAGTTTAAAACAAAGGTTTATTAAATGATTACATTTCCAAAACAGAAAACAGTAGAAACAAATAGAACTTTTCGTGCTTGGAAAACATATCATGGAATGTATTTGCATTTTACTGGTTCGTATGATTACTTCAAGTATTTTGGTAATGCGCCTTGGGGTACGATTTCTTCTATGGAAAAGTATTTTGCCAAGTTTGAACATAAGACTGGTTTTTCATGGCAACGAGGTTTCTTTACATCTCTTGGAAAAAAGATGACGAAAGAATTTGATTTGATATATTATTATTTGTCACAGTTGACTAGAGGTAAAAACTATCCATCGGAATTTCTTGATGATTATTATGATGAATATAGAATTAAGATGGATAGTTTCTCACTTCATTTTCAGAGAAATATAAAAGTAATAGTAGAGTATTTAAGAGAATATAATTTACAGTTTAATGATTTGTTTGAGTGTGATGGAATTAATCACCCACCAATATTAAAATTGTTATTGGGTGAAGATATTTCATTAGAAACTTTTACTGTAATGGATGTGTGTTTAGATTTTACAAAACAGATAGATAAGAAATTGATTGATCCAATATGGAGAGATCAGAAAACTTTATGTTATAATTATAAACCATTTTTAGAAGTTAATGTCAATGAAAGTCGGCAATTGATAAAGGAAGTATTAGATGAAAATTGATTTTACTACTGGTAAAGTATATTATCCAGATGAAGCTGAAGAATTGAAAGAATCTCTTGAGGAGATGAAGATTACAGAGAGTATGGGTATTGAAACTGGTGTTGAGAAAGAAGCATTATTTCAAAAGACACGACATAGAGGATTACCATATGGTAGATTGAAATATTTATTGTATTGTTTTTTGTTAATGGTAGATGGTTTGATTGGTATTATGTCATTTGGTCAAACACAGAGTATTATGGCTCAAAAATATTTATTATCTAAATGGATTATGGAGGATGATAATGGAGACAGATAGATCAGCTGTTGGATTTAATTCAAGTCCATTATATAGATTTATACTTCAGGAAGGGAAGTTTAAAGGAGTAGAATTTTATTTTAAAAATGTTGAATTAGACCATAAGCATACACCAGGTGAATTTGATATAGTTTTTGGATATGAAATTATTGGTGGAAATTATAGAGATAATGGTTATCCATCTGATAAAGAATATTTGAATCGTGCTGTAACTGAAAAGAGTGAAGAACAGTTTCAAGTTGAAATAGGTAAGATACTTAGAAATTTATTAATTCTTAATGATCCACGCGTGATATTACATAAGGGTAAACTTTTATGAGGACAGAGCAGTTAATACTGGAAAATTTAATATTTAGTGATGAGTATGCAAGTCTGATTGGAGTGTTTTTAAAACCAGAATATTTTAAAGCTTATCCAGAGAAGATTATATTTTCAGAGATACAGAATCATATTCAAGAATATAATAAGCCTCCAACACTTCCAGCACTTGAAAATATGATTACGAGTAGAGATGATTTGAATGAAGCAACATTTAAGAATTGCATGGAAGTATTGACAACATATAAAACAAAAACAGACGATCATGAATGGTTAGTACATGAAACAGAGAAGTGGGCAAAAGACCAAGCTGTCTATAATGGTATTGTAGATTCGATTGCAATTCTGGAAGGTAAAGATACTAAGAAACCAAAAGATGCAATACCAGATATATTGACAGATGCTCTTGCAGTATCTTTGGATACAAGTGTTGGACATAATTATATTGAAGATGCAGAAGATCGTTGGGATTATTATCATAAACGAGAGCAGAAGTTTCCATTCAATATTGAGATGTTGGATAAAATTACTGGTGGTGGTATAACACCAAAAACTCTTACAGTTTTTCTTGGTGGAACTGGTGTTGGTAAAACATTAGTTAAAACTCATTTGGCTGCACAGTATGTGAAGCAGGGATTTGATGTTCTGTATATTACATTGGAGATGTCACAGGAGAAGATAGCAGAACGAATAGATGCAAATCTTTTGGATGTTGATATAGACCAGATACGATTTCTTCCTCGTGAGTCGTTTAATTCTAAGATTGAAAAGATGATGAACTCTACAAGAAATTTTGGAAGATTAATCATTAAAGAGTATCCAACATCAGGAGCTCATGTTGGTAATTTTCGATCTCTTTTAAGAGAGTTGAAGATCAAGAAACGATTTACACCACAGATTGTCATATTGGATTATCTAAATATTTGTTCTTCCAATAGAGTGAAGTGGACAGCAAACATGAATACTTATGTTTATATTAAATCTATTGCAGAGGAGATTCGTGGTTTTGCAGTTGAGTCAAAAGTTCCTGTAATCACAAGTTCCCAACTAAATCGTGAAGGATATATGAGTTCGGATCCGGATCTTTCAAATATATCCGAGTCGTTTGGGTTACCTGCCACGGCTGACCTTATGTTAGCTATTGTGGCAAAGGAAGATAATGGTGGACAGTTAATGTTCAAACAATTGAAGAATCGTTATAGTGATGCAACTATTAATGCTAAGTTTATGTTGGGCATGAATAAGAAACGAATGAGATTGGAAAGTATTTCACAATCAAAACAACCAGTATTGGCAGATGGTGGTTCTGGTACAACCTTTGTTAAGAAAACAGCTGCAAGTTCTACTGATTCGCCGTTTTTGAAACATCATAAAGATGTTAAAATAGCTACTGCTGATTGGAAATATTAGCCAAATGTCCAGTTATTATAAATATTAGAGGAATTTGATATAAATATATATAGATATGCCAGAGAAAAAACTTATAAAATTGTTTAAAAAATCAGCTGAGAAACTGACTAAGAAGTCGAAGAATAATAGTACAGCTATTCACACAATGGGTGGTCTTGGTGAGATAGAACATGAACGAATTTGTCCATTTCGTTCTATTCCTTTTGAAGATTGTCCCTTGTGTTTAATAGAGAGTTTAGATAAGCTATGATAAAATTTGGTACTTATTTAATTGAAGATAAGAATACTCATTTAGAACATCTTGAAGATGAGATAATTAATAATGGCTTGAATGGTGCTAAGACAGCAGTTAGATTCTTGAACTCTTTAAAAGATATGTTAAATGGAACTGGGAAAGGTTCTACTGATGTAACAGTCAAGTGGGATGGGGCCCCAGCAGTTTTTGCAGGAGTGAATCCAGAGAACGGGAAGTTTTTTGTTGCAACAAAGTCTTTGTTTAACAAGACACCAAAAATAAATTATACGAATGCTGATATAGCATCCAATCATGGTTCTGGTGGTTTGTCAGATAAATTAAAAGTTGCACTCAAATATTTTCCTAAACTGGATATGCCGGGAATATTCCAAGGCGATATTATGTTTACTAAAGATGATCTGAAACAAGAAAATATAGATGGGGTGTCAAGTTTGACATTCACACCTAACACAATTACATATGCTGTTCCAGATGATAGTGATTTAGCTAGTTCAATTCGTAAATCCAGTATTGGTGTTGTATGGCATACTAAATATACTGGTAAGACGATTGCAGGATTGAAGGCTTCTTTTGGTGTTGACGCGAGTAAGTTTAAAACAACTAAAAATGTCTGGTCACAAGATGCTGGTGTGAAGAATGTTAGTAAAGTAACTGGTTTAGATAAAAAAGGTATCAAAGCACTTGATGCGAAGATAAATCAAGTTAAGGGTGCAATTAAAAAAGCTGGTGGTTTCTTTAACGTATTGGCTAAAGAGAAAACTATTCTCAGTTTAGGTGGTCAATTGAAAATCTTTTTTAATTCCAAGATTCGTGAAGGTATGCAGTTATCAAACACGAAAAAACTCGTTGTCGAGTTTCATAAATATTATGTAGATCGTATGACAAAAGAGATTGGTTCAAAGAAGCGAGAAGATACGAAGAAGAAGTATAAGAAGATACAAGATGCAGCTACAAAAGACCTGCGAAAATATAAGACTGAGATTTATTTTGCATTTGCAACTTACTTGGCAATCAAAGAAGCTAAGATGATAGTTGTAAATCAGTTGAATAAGATACAAGGTATTGGTACATTTTTGAAAACACCTGATGGATTTAAAGTAACAGCTCCAGAAGGATATGTTGCTATTAATGCTAAAACTGGAAAAGCTATTAAGTTGGTTGATCGACTTGGTTTCTCTTTTGCAAACTTTACATTGGCGAAAGATTGGGTTAGTGGATGAAATACTTTACTAAGTTGCCTATTATATTTGATGAGTTGAAATTGGTTGAGGCACTTAAACAAGTTGAAGAAATTGCACCTTGGCCAGAACGATCTATACATAAGAAATATCATCAGATTTGTTTGACAAAGAGAGAAGGTCAAACAGCACCAGAATGTTTTTATGAAGGAAGTGGTGGTATTTACAGAACAATGGTTGATGGTCAAGAAGTGATTCGTCAACAAGAATTGGATGAAAGAGATTATTGTATTTTTATTCCAGAAATCAGTCATACATATTTTAAAGAAGTGTATGATACATTACGAGAGTTTGTTGGTACAAAATATGATGGTGCATTAGGTCGTGTACGATTGATTAAGTCAGTACCAAGAGTATGTCTTTCTTGGCATCGTGATCCAGAACCAAGACTTCATGTTCCAATTATTACCAATATTGGTGCCAAGATGGTAATTGAAGATGAAGTAAAACATTTACCAGTCGGTAGAGCTTGGTATACAAATACGGTTTTTTATCATAGTCAGTTTAATGGTGGTGAAGAAGATCGTGTACATTTGATAACATCTATTACGCGTAAAGAATCTTTTTGGACTATGGGGTAGTTATGACTATTGGAAAGAGTATATGTCGAGTAAGTAAAGCAACATTAATAGCTATTCGTGATGTGATTGATGAGATGTCTGAAAATTACATAGAATATGAGTATGGTTCGTGTAAAGAGGATAAAAAAGATTATAAATATAAGACCAGACCACATGACGAATGGGATGAAATACTGAAAGGAAATGACTATTACTGATAGTAGCACTAGAATGAAGTCACGATATTGTGTTAAATGTCAGGCCTTATATTCATTTCAATGTTCATGTCCAAATCATGTAAGACATAAGAATATTATGGATAAATTTCACAAGATGAGTATGGTAAGTGTCGAAAAATCTTTAGAGGAGGTTGGATTAGATGAAATCTTTTAGAAATTTAGTAGAAGCAAAAATGTCTCGACAACATTTTCAACTGATTGCAGATGTAATTGCTGGTTTGGAAATTAGTACAACTATTAAAAAAAGTATTGCAGAGAAATTTGCTGATGCATTTGAAGATACAAATCCAATGTTTAAAAGAGATAAGTTTATTAAGGCAACTAAAAAGAAAGGTGAAGAATGAAAACATTTAAATCTCATTTAGAAGAAGCAAAGACTCCAAAGGATCTTAAATTTGGTAAACATACTTTTAAGTATAATAAAAAAGATAGTGATGAAGATCGTGAATGGTATGATTTAGCTGGTAAGTATGGAGACCGTCATCCAGAATCTCCTGCGTTTTATATTACTGTAAGCCATGATGATAAATATGCAGAACTTAATTGGGTTATTAGTGATGAGGGAGGCCTTATTGATTGGATAGAAGATGTTCAAAAAAAGACTAAAGCTTGGACTGATGATATGTGGGGTGATGAGGAAGGCCAGGAAAAGTATTTTGATAAACCAATCATTGGCCCTATGGAAAAAGCATTT